CTATTCCAACAAGGCTTTTTAGAGTTTACAAAAGTTTCTCTGTCCTCTGAGGGAAGACTTTCGATTTGAACTATTTCTCCTACTAGCGGTGTTTGCTTAATAGACATATTACCTTGATAAGCAAAAGTTAGCTCAGAATTTTCTTTTTCCTCAACCTCACCTAATTCGATATTCCTGTAGAATACTCCATTGATACTTTGAGGACCTCCATAAATGTCATAGGAAGGATGAGATTCATCTAAAATAATGTCAACAACTCTACCAAATACCTTATCAGTACTCGATAACTGTCTAGAACTACCTTGATTAGTAGATCTAACTTTAATACCTGTGTTATACTTCGCCATCCTCTTCTGTAGACTCTTCTGTCTGTTCTATTTGTTGCTCTAATAGCTCCTGCTCTTCTAATAAATCTTGTAGGTCTGAGAAGTCAAACTCACCTGATTCTCCTTTAGCTTGCGCTGTTTCTATACGTTGAATTACTGTGGCTAACTTGATCAAATGCTCGTCATTCTTTACACCTATCTCCATATATTCTTTAATCATAGGAACAATAAGTGTCGCATCTCCAATGTTTTCTATAAGAGGTTTAAGTTCTGATATAAGGGATTTTACCTGATCTTTGGTTTCTTTAGAATTATCGTAGATTTCTCCAAAAAGATCAGATAGAGTTTTTCCTTTGAATATTTCTTTATCTAGACTCATATCTTTTTTATATAAATAGTTTAAAAAGATTTGTTGGTAAGGAGTCCTTGATCGTATAGGGCCTGGTATCTTGTTTTGAATTCTTCTTTAAGCTTTGAAACTACCTTTGTAAGTTGGGGAGTATCGCAATCGGTCATTTCTCTGATATAGATATATAGAGCTTTTTTTCTGAATATCTCTAAGTCGTTTCTAGTTCTGAATACGGTTAATACAGCATCAGCTATCTGCATTTCAGATTCTTTAGTAAATAGTATATCTAACTGGTCGTACATTATTTCTACCCATTCATCCATAAAATCAGACATAGTTTTCTTACTTACTGTATCTATATCTCTTTCTACCTCATATGATTCTTCTATATCCGTAAATGAACCTATCTGCTTAAGTTTCTTATAGTTCTTGTTATTGTAGTTTATCAACCACCTTTTAACAATTGTGCCAAAATAAGAATATGCTTTAGCCCCGTTAGTTGGATCAAACTTCATAATCTTTTCTTCGTAGAGTATTGAGACTATCTCGTGCTTAAGGTCTTCTATTTTATCTACATCGGTATAGTAGAACTTAAAAGTATGTATAATGTTTTCTGCTAATTTGTAAAAAGGGAGGTAGATATGTTCAGTAAATATTTTTTTTCGATATTCCTGTTCTGTAGATGTATTAAACTTTACTATATAATCTTCTGTTTCTTTTGTAAAATAATTAGCTTTCGCTCTCTTTCTTGCCATAATTTTTGGGGAGCATGTATCGGTTTAGCTCGTCTTGTACGTATTTCATTTGTTCGAAAAAATAACCGACCTCATCGTCTGATTGAAATACCCCTTTCTCATCAAGATTCTTTAGGTGCTTTTGACCTTCGCCTACGGCGTTTGATATATTTTGTAGATATTGTACCTGGTCTTGTACAACATCTTCATATTTTTCTACTTTTCTTAGTAAATTAACAATAATATAGGATAAAGTTCCGGAAAGTGCAACTAATGCACCAGTTATTATATAATAAGTTGTCATACTATAGGTTTTTTAACATGTTTGTAAGTCCTTCTGAGGAATTTACCCGTCTACCGGTAGTGGATTGTGTCTTCTGTGCTTTTGGTTGGGAGGTCCCACCGTTTTGCTTCCACATATCGTATTCAACCTTAGAGGCTAAGAAGTCTGCAGCATGTAATACTGAGATAATAGATGTTTTCTGTCTAGAAGACTCTACGTTACTGAAGAAGTAAGCTTCGTTAGCCTTATCAAACACACCATCGTGGCATCTGATAGCTAAAAATTCTTTCTGGTTAACCTTTATACCGAATTTTTGTAAGATAAATAAAGATCTATCTGGGATGAGCATAAAATCTAAGTCTGGATTGAAGGTATACATCTCTGATAACTTATCTTGTCTCCATTTATCGGTCTGAGGTATATAGTTTGGTGAATCTCCATCACCTAGCTTACCTAAATCATGGAATAATGCGGCAAATACTAACTCTTCTTCTGTGTAATCTACTGCACCGCCCATTTCTTTATATAACCTTGACTGTTTTACCGCATATTCCACAACTCTATTAACGTGATCTACATATCCACCGGCAAAAGCATTATGGTACCACGTTTTACCACTAGCAGGAGCCATAACATAAGTATCCTCCATGTGTTTAATCATAGATTTTACGGCTTCCTTACGGTCACCGATGTAAGTATCTATAATTTTAAGATGCTTTTCGTAGTTTTTTGATATTTGTTCCGCCGATAATGACATATTAGATTAATTTTATTTATTTTACTATTATTTTATATATATTTATATACCTATATATTTAAATTATATATTCTTATATATATTTTTTATAATATAAATTAAGATAATGATTATTATTCAAAGAATCAACTATTCTAAGATAATTTTTAAAGAAAAGTTTCTAAGGATAGATTCTACTCCTGCATCCCATAGTACTTCTGCCTGAATATTAAGAGTATCTCCTTTAAGATGTAGTGGAATAGGTCCTACAGTACGTTTAGTCTTGAGCATAGAAGAGTTACCTGAGAAGTATATTTGAGTTTCTTGAACAACAGGTATAATCTCTGTTTGATTTAAGTGTTCTGCAATAACTATTTCGATTTCCTTATCTCCTTTAAACCTAGCACTAACTACTGATTGATCTCCGTAGCGGTATTCTTCGGAAATAGCACTAGCTAAACCATCGATAGTGAATCTTGGATCGTATTCTCCATCATAATCAAGGGAGACATGGTAGAATCCATTGGAATCACGTGGAGCATCTATAGAAAATTTGGCAAAACAGTCGCCGGTCACGCAAATAGTGGGGTCATCGTAGGGTTTTGTGCAAGAAAAGAGGGCGAATAGTATAAAAAGTACGGCCGCCGCGCGAAACGCGCGAAGTTTGCCCGCGATATTTTTGATAATCCTAGGTAAAACTAATTTAAATAGTAACCCAGTCGGGTTATTTGATAAGACTGCTCGTGTATCTCTATTAAACGATTTCATCTTCTACCATTTTATAAGGTTCTCCAATTCTTTCTATTACAGATATTGCCTGTTCTACAGTGATATTAAAAAATTCTTTCTTTTTATTTACTCTAAAGCCTTCAGCTTCTAAATAAATATGTATCTCTTTCTCGAGATCATGGGCATTAAAGCAAGGATATTGGTATTTTACATTAAAGTCTAAAGCAACACCGGTAGCGGCATTGATTTGTTTTACTCTTTCGGACGGTTTATTCTTAGTAAAGCCTATCTTGACAAGGCCCGGCACTGTATCATTCTCTAATATATAGATGTATTGTGCACCTATAAGACCCTTTGGTATATGTATCTCTCTGGATCTATTTGTGTAGTAAGTTACTTTTTCCCAACCTTTTCCGTATACCGGATCGGGTGTTAGTGTGAAGTAATACGCTGGAGTATTAAGCTGATCTTCTTCGCAAGTGAGGAATTTTTCTGCTTGTTCTGGAGTAATACACTTGATTTTGATTCCGTCTTCAAATTTTGACATGTCTTATAACCTTTTTATTTACTTAAATATACGAAAATTAAGTCAATGGAGCAACTCTTCTATAAACTTTTTCTATTAAAAGATCTAAATACCTCTTTATAACAGCACATTTCTCGTATTGTTCTATTTCCTCGAAGTATTTTAATAGAGCAGCTAAAGCTCCTGTTACAGCATTATAGTCAAAAGTAGTACCTATATCATGCTTATCATCAAAAGAAGTACTATCTATTCTATTTAAGTACCCGTACATACGGTTAAAATACTTATCTTTTACTTGTGCCTGTACGGCTTTATAGTTTTCTCCAAATTTTCTGGTATACATTATATCCATTAGGTGATAGTTCTCTATACCGTTAAGGATAGTGCCCATTAGCACAAATGGATTCTTTAGAACATCTTCTATTCCATTTTCTTTATAGACCTGTTCATCCCCTTGTTCGAAGATTGAAAATAGTGTATGCGGGTCGATTGGTTGCATTACTCATAAATAGTTCGTATATTTATACTAAAGGTAAAGTTTTATGATAGATCCTAAAAATTCTTATACTCTAATGCAGAAAAGGTGGTACAATCCTGGTACTAATAATCACGAAGAGCATAATAACAATCCTGACTATTGGAATATTTTACTTAAAGATTTAAAAAATAAAGATAAGTGGGCAGGTAAAGACGCTTTGGATTTTGGTTGCGGTAAAGGTAGAAACGTTACTAATATGCTTTCTCTATGTGACTTTAACACAGTTGACGGTGTAGATATAAGTGAAGGTAATATTAATCACTGTAAAGAAACTTATTTAGAGCAGAATAGTAAGTGGTTTTGTAATAACGGGGTAGATTTGCAGGAACTACAATCTTCTCATTATGACTTTGTAATGAGTACCATAGTGTATCAACATATATGTGTATATGACATTAGGAGAAGTTTAACCGAAGAGATATACAGAGTGCTCAAACCTGGTGGAATTTTTTCACTTCAATGTACTATTGGTAAAACAGGTGTAGTTATGACTCAAGAAAATATAGAGAAGTTTAGAGTTGGGTATTACGATAATGCATGGGATGCTAAAACTACGAATTCTTTTTATGATCATAGAGTTCAAGATACTCAACAAATAGTCGACGATTTTGGTGATATAGGATTCAAAGATTTTACTTTTACTGCACTAGATTCTTTTGCAGACAAAGGTAATAAAGATTGGCTATATGTTAGATGTGTTAAATAAATACTTTACTGTAGTAATACAAGGTCCTATATACGATATTTCTTTTGTTATTAAGAATTATGAATACTATGAAAAACTAGGCTTTAATGTAGTCTTATCTACATATGATGACTATCAAGGAGATTATTCTGTATTCGAGAATAAAAATGTAGTACTTACTTCAAGGAAACTTCAAGGTAGAGGTGAAATACTAACTACCCATAGCACTACTGTAGAGCCCTATGCTCATCCTGTATTCTATCAAGCTCTTACGATGAAGGCTGCATTAGAGAAATTTAAACCAACAGAATATATTATAAAGGTTAGAACAGATGAATTTTATTCTGATTTAACTCAATTAACTAAACAATGTAGTGAAAATCCTAATAAAATGGTTACCGGGTCTACATTTTTTAGATATATAGAGCATGCATCTTTATGTCCTTCTGACCATATAGTAGGTATGACCTGGAAAAATGCTGTTAAAAAGTACAATATAGCTTATGATCTATTTACTAAATATCTTCCTATAGCAGATATAGACATAATAAGATCAACAACACCTCCTGAGAGATTTCTTTTCAGATGCTTTTTATATAATAAAGGCGTTAATTTAAATGATAACCCTATAGAGCTTATGAATAAGTTTGTAATTGGTATTCCAAATAGAGATTTAGGAGACTATATAGTAAGAGCTCGTAAAAAAGATAAGACTTGGTCTAACTTCTTAGAAGGGCATATGTCTTGGGATAAAGAATTAAAACTTAAAGATCTATGGTCGATTTCGGTAGATAGCTTTAACTACACCCCTATATAGTAAAAAATTTTACAAAAAATTTTCCTTAGTATTTAGTACTTTTCTACTGAAAATCTCTCTATATAATTACAATATATAAATATATATTACTATATACCGAAAAATCATCAGAAATATGCACATAGGTCAGGGCGAAGCCCGCACCAGACGTACTCCTTAGGGAACTATACTGTCAGTGTGCGATCACCCTTATATCACCTTGCCGGCCAATTGCCCTAGCAAGGACAAAATATCCATAGGGCGGTATAGAAAAGATAGGCCGTTAGGGATACAAATACGATAGAGGTAATAACCTCTGCTATATCTTTCTTAGACATACATTAAAACTTTAAGTTGTTATCAGTTACTTTAAATGGCTCTTCCACTATAGTCATCATATATAGCGGGAAGTTATATGTGGTACGCTGGGACATCATATCGAAAGTATAAGCCTTAGCCATAGTATTAGTAAACTCAGCAATGTTCATACCATTCATAGCCCATACATCATCTTTATTGATACTATATGATGTACCGCTCTTATAGAAGTTAGCAGTAATACGGTACCTCATAGGCTCATTATTGTAATCTGTACCGTAAGATACCACGATGTACTCTTTGTCTCTTAGGCGGTTAACGGCTGAAATGATTGTCTTTGCTGCTTTTAATTTGTCTGAATACGTCATAACCTTTATTTTTAATCTTTTAACTTACCTTAATATAAGAAGAATATACCGGACTACCAACTAAATCTACATATATTTCCTTTACATCTGTAAGTGATTTGTACGGTCCTCCTTACACTTTCTCCTTGTTGCCTATAGGGTCAACTTATAGATTGGAAGGTATGGCCGGAAGAAATACTGCTATATAGCGAAAAAAAAGAAGTGGGGTAGGCACATCCC